CATCAACATCACAAGGTCGATGAGCTTCATCTTCTCTTCCATCCTATCAACCAGGTCAACGTCCACCAGGTTATAGTCTACAAACTTCTGCCATCCATTGGTATAGAAGTCTTTGAAGGTATCAAACTCAGAGTGATCTAGTTTCTTTTGTCCCAACTCAATATTGGCAATCACATCCAATCTGTAGGATTCTCTATTGACAAAGGTGAACTTCTTGTAGATATCCAGATAGTCAAGGATGGTGACACCAGCAATATCAAAGAACATCTGCTGACGTCCCAAATGCTCTCTAGTGTCAGACTTCACCATACCCCATGGAGACAGACGCCTTAATGTCTTATCCCCACATTTCTTTTGAATGCGATTACAAAGGTAGGTGATGTCAAACAAATCCACATTCCAACCAGTGATGACATCAGGTTCTACATTCTCCCACCATGCCACAAATGTTTGAATGAGATCACTCTCATTATCACACAGGACATATTCCACATCATCCCTTGTTACCTCATAAGGACGAGAGCCAAAGGTGATGAGTTTCTTTGTCTTAAAGTTCTTCAGAGTGATGAGTAGAATCTCTTCCTCTGCTAGTTCTGGTTTGGGGAATCCATTCTCTGATGCAGTCTCAATGTCAAGACTCCACAGTTTAATCTTATCCACATCATAATCAATCTCCCCTGCATACTCCTCAGACAGGAACTGATAGAGGAACCTGTCCATCCCATAGACTGTGGTTCCATCCACACCTGAGTATTGATTGAGGAATTCTTTGCAGTCTTTGATACCACCTGGTTGAACAGGAGTGACATTGGTACCCTCTAGGGTTTTATACCCAGTCTCCTTCTTTGAAGGCAAATAAAGAGTGGGTTTGAAAGGAACTTTGTCCTTAAAGTACCCACCCTTTTTATCGTCCCATCCTCTAACAATGATTGAATCACCATAGAGTCTGGCAAATGTATAAAAACGACTCAAGCCATCTTCCTCAAACTATTCAAATAGTCGAGGACATCCTCACGGATATCCATCAACTCTTCATAACAATCCTGATTACGAGCACACTGCCTCAACCTGGCATCAGGTTTGAGTACAGACTCAGTGAACAGTGTGAGTCCGTCAATATAACGGCGCCTCAACGTATCGTGGTTCGTATTCTTCGTCATCGAGAATGGGATCGGGGTTGTCTGCTTCTGTTAGTATAACAGGTTTGGTGGCTTCCGCCAACTTCTCTTCAGTTGTTCCTAACTTATCCAGATATGCCTGCTTCACCTTAGCAGATGGCTCACAGACTGTCAACAGACTGTCAGAGTGCAAGAGGATGTGATCATCATCAGAGTACTCAGGCCATGGAGACAGGGTGATCTTAGTCTTTCCTGTCACCACATAGGGCATCATGAGGTGAACCTTGGGTTCTCTCTCCAGTTGTTCAGACTGCGATATCAGCGTCGTTTGATCCTTCAGCAGGAACAGAGCTATCGACATTGTCATAATCTTCAGGAGGAGTGTTAGGTGTGAGTTCAGTTACTACAGTGTCATCAGTTGGACCTGGATCGCCATAGACTTGCTTCTCCCAGGCTTCTACAACTTCAGGACGTGGTTCCAGGATTGCAACCACATAGTCAGCACGAACAGAGAACTCTGCTTCGTTAGAGATGAGACAGAAAGGAGTGAAATTCACACCCACTTCTCCATCGTCACCTTGGTTATAGAACACCAGACGAGGGTTGGTAAGCCAGTAACCAACAATTTCCTTAGTCTCTTTGTTCTCAACCTGTTTCATATCTGAGAGAACTTGCTGTCCCAGAGTATTAATTAGTACTTTTACGGCCATTGTGAATTGTTATGTGAATAATAAAATGGACACTGTCATTATAACAGTGCCCATTAATTTAGGTAAGTTATCAGGAGATGGGAAGCAACTTACGCTTCATCTCTTCTGGGACTTCTTGAACCAGAGCAATCTTCAACAGTCCATCCTCATAAGATACTCCATTTACTTTGGTATCTTCTGAGAGTTGCCAGTTACGACTGAAGGTTCTTTGAGCGATTCCCTTGTGGATGTACTCAGAATCACAGCACTCAGGTGCTTTTTGAACTGAAACTTGAAGCACTCCACGCTCAACTGCTACCTCAATGTCATCTTTCTTGAATCCAGCGAGGGCAATCTGCAGCTCTTGTGAGTGATCGTCTACTTTGACGATGTTATAGGGTGGGTAGTTGGTACCATTGTCAGCAAACGCGTCAAGGCGTTTGAACATGTCCTCTAGTCCAATTCCCACAGGGGAGTACCGTTCCCAACGAACGGGAGCAAGTGCGTTATTCATAGTTAGTACCTCTTAGGCTACTAGTGTGTTGTGTGGACCCTTACGGCATCCATGGAATTATTTAAGCACAATCAACACAAGTGATATAGGGTGTTACTACTACTTCTTACTGCCTATTGAGTACTTGGGAACCAGCTCCCACTCTGCCTTCTCTTTGTGAGGGAGAATCTTAATCTGTCCCACAGTGGCAGCTTCAGCAATCATATCCTTGTTGACAACTTCAATCAATCCCCAATCAGATAGGAGCTTGGTGATTCTATTCCTTCTCTGCATATCATTCTCAGAGAAGTCTGAATCCTTACCATCTAGAAGGAATAGTTCTTTGAAGTGAACAATATAATACTTGCCTTGCTTGTGAAGGATATGACAAGATTGATACAATTTCTTTTCAGTGCGTGAAGCAACTCCAATACGAGTCAATGTCTCTCTCACTTTGAGAAAGTCATCAGGAGCTCGTAGGGTTACTTCCACCATTTGAGTGGCGTCCCAATCCATTATAAAACTTAGTGATTTCCTTCTTATTTAGGAATTTTCAATTATACATTGGAAGCTATGGTCTGAGTATTCTTCACCATAGCTGTTGAGTTTATGAATCAGTCCCTCATAAACGTCCCACATATGCTCTGAACCTGTGTGTTGCTGATAGGTCTGGCAGGCTCTAATGAGATGACAGACATCGTCTTCTCTGAATTGCATTGTCTTAAGGATTTCAACAGATTTATTTATTCAGTATCTCTTTCTCGTCACAATAGAGACACAATTCTCCTGTAATTGCATCCCAACCCTTAATTAATTCTGGATATAACCAGACATCTAAATCTTTTGTACAGTATTTCCAATTCTCTGGGACTGTAACGCAGGGCACAATGAGGTTGCTCCATAACGCACAGAGATGAATAAGGATGACAGTTATCTTACCCACCTTTGTCCATCCTCTTCTTCATATCTTTCAAGTCATTCTCAGTCAACAGTCTGAGCGCCTGCTGTGCTTTAGTGCGTGAGTACTTGAAGTATTCCATCACCATCTCCAGGTTGTTCTCCTCTGGTGGCTTAGGTGGGAAGCCAAACCTCTTCCCCTTCCTGATGGAATGATAATAGAAGTCATACTGTAAATCAGGAGACAACTGATGGAATTGATTCATCTGTTCAGCAAAGAGAACAGTATCAATGTGCATTGCAAATGCCCTATTGGTTAGGAATGGGACATAACCAGACAAGTCAGTATTTCTCTTCTTAAAGTTGATAGAGGAGACATAATCAAAGGGTCCAGGTTTGCTCATTGGGAGTAATACGCCTCATAATATTTTACTATACCATCAGGGCGAGCGTTACCCTGTGACACCCATACATCACAGCACTCATAGATTCCCTTCATACTGTACTTGGGAGCACCTTTCTCGTCCAAGTCAGTTCCATACTTCTTCAGTAGGATAGAGAGGCACTGTTCTCTCAGTGCCAGTCTCTGTGGATCATAACGCCAGTCACTCATTGTACGTCCTCATATCTGCCTTCCTGTGAATGATACATGTCAACAGGATTCTCAGGTGCCACAGACTTAGTCAAGTCTCTGCGTGATTGGTTCTTAATAACGATGAAACCATCCTTATTGTATTTGCGAGTGCCAAGAGGAGACTGCCACTTTTTGTTGTAATTCTCACCCACATCAATACCAGAGACTGATGTTCCACCAATCTCCACTACAATGTCATCATTGAGAACATCCCAACCAAGGGCTTCAATTGCTTTCCAGATCTCAGCGTTGGAGAATGCGTTGTCATTCATCACTCTCTCATCAGGTTCAAGGTTTCCGTGCATTTTACTTAAAGGAACAGTTCATCATAATCTCTGTGCATAATGCTAACAGAGTAATTGAGGGGTCAGCCCCACTCATAATCTTACTGGAGTACTCACCAAAGGTGACTACTGCCTGTGGTTTGGACTCATCCACCAGAGTATTCTGGAGGGACTTGTAGATATTCATCTCCAACTGTTTGGGATGAATATAGGAGTTCTTAAACACCCAGTCTCTCACATCATTCCATCTCTTTGCCCTCATATACTCCATAAGGACATCAGGTGTATCCTTAAGGATATCAGCAGTCAGTTTACCTGACTTGGTTGAACCCTGCAATCCATTGAGGATACCACGCCAATCAGGAGCCATGGACATAATGTACTTGGCTAGGATTTTATCCTCATAGGAGACTTCCTGTCCCTTGAGGATGGGCACCACACGCTTAAAGAACTCACCAGATAGAGTGGCAAGAGTCTTCTGATCTCTGATATGGAAGTCAACCACACTACAGCGAGAGTGGATAGCATCAATGATGTTGTGAGGATAGTTACAGGTGAGGATAAACCTACAATGATTCTGAAACTCCTCAATCAACGCCCTTAGTGCCTTCTGACTGTCCTGTGTGAGGTTGTCTGCTTCATCAAGTAGCACGACTTTGATTCCCCCAAACATTGATGAGCAGGAGGCGAACTGGGCGACTGTTGTTCGTACATCACCAATACCCCTATCGAGAGAAGCGTTAACGAATAGCAAGTCAGCATGAATCTCATCACAAAGCGCTCTGGCGAGTGAGGTTTTCCCAACACCTGCTGGACCAGCCAGGATAAGGTTTGGGAAGGACTTTTCATTGACATACTGTTGGAATGTTTCTTTCACTGAGGAGGGTAGAATGCAGTCAGACACAGTCTTTGGTGCATATGATTCTACCCACAAATAACGAGACATTGATAATTAACGGCGTTTGGTTTTCATAGTGGGGTTACCAACTATTCTAGCGCCAGGCATATCTGCTTTGAAGATAGCCTTCGCTTCTGCCTGACTGTTGGCTTCAATCTCTTTGTCAAAGTATTTGTTGTAGTCAGGTAACTGATACTTGACGTTCCAGTATGCCATTAGCTTCCTCCTTTGGTGTAAGATGAGTCAGGTTCCAGAGCAATGAAGTACTCAACTGGACGACTGTGATTGTTGAATTTAGCCAGATTCTTCTCACTGATGACTACATCATAGTCACCACCAATCAGCTTCAGGTTCTCAACCTTCATGTTGAACTGGAAGATATCTTCAGTGACGCCCACTTGAACCTTGTAGCTGTTGGAGCCAGTGTTCTTCTTGTCACTGACTGTGAGATAGATGAACTCACCATCTCCAATGAACGCCACATCAGGTACCTGAAGGACTGCAGAAGCTTTCTTGGCTGCCTCCAGATTCTCTTCAGTGAGTACCAGTTCCACATCCTCTGAGGGGAGAACCAATTCTTTCTCAGGTGGTGCTGTGATGACTGATGGATCTGAATATCGATAGTCAATGCTGTTGGAACCATCAGTGATGAGGATGGAATTGTCTTCCAACTTCACTTCAGCTCCAGGGATGAGAGACAGAGCATTCAGGAACTGGTTGGTGTCATAAATGCCCACGCTCTTCTCAAAGGTTTCTTCAATCTGTGCCTCCACCAGGATATTCTTCATCACTGACATAGAACGCAATGTCTTTCCAGGCTTGATGAGAATGGACTGGTTGATATTCGCAAAGTTCTTAAGAATGGAGACAGTTTCAGTAGATAAAAACATAAAGCCTTCTAAATAATATTGTTATTGTAACGCACCCAATGACTTATGTTTATGGATGGTTTGAGGATGGTGTCCCTTACTATATTGGGAAGGGAGTAGGACAAAGGGCATACTCTACTAATCATAGAGCACCACGACCTGCAAATAAAGAGGATGTAATCATTCTTTGTGAGGGATTAACCGATGAGCGAGCCTGTGAGATTGAGACTGAACTAATTGCTTTCTTTGGTAGAGAAGCCGATGGTGGCATCCTCCAAAACAAGAGAGGGAAGGGTTCCAATGGTTTGGCTGGTAAGAAACAAACAGAAGAACACAGAAGGAAGCGTTCTCTCGCCCAGAAGGGTAAAAAGAGACGCCCCAAAACACCAGAGGAGCGTAAAGCCATCAGTGATGCTAAAAAAGGAGTCCCACGAAGCGAAGAAACCAAAAAGAAAATTGGCATTTCCACCGCTGAACGATGGAGAAGACAGAAGGAAGCCGGAGTCAAAGGACGGGGCTTAGTCAAACTTACGGTTTGGGATCAGGGTTATTATAACTCGCTAAGGAGTCATTTTCAATAGCAATCTTAAGCAGGACAAGGTATCCAATGAGATCTACTATAACATCTTCACCTCCTCCCATAAAGCCACTGCCCTTCTGAATGCGACTCAACTTATCATCAATCCTCACTAGGATTTGTTCAACAGGACTTGCCTGACTGAACACCCTACAAGGTTTGAGTGCTGAATCTCCATAATGGCTATTCTTTTCTAAGAGAAGCTTCTTAATGTGATCGCATACTCTTTCGATACTTGCTGCTGAATTACTCATTGATGTAACCCTCATCGATTAGATATTGTCTTGTGAGAGGAGTAGGCTCAAAGATCTCCCACATTGGTTGTTCTGCATTACAAGCTCTCAATGCCTCAACAGTCTTGCCTTCTGTCCTGCCAGCCCATAGAGCCTCTTGCTCCCATGGAACTACATTGTCAGGATAGGTGGCTTTTGCCTGTTCAATAAAGAATCCAGGTACTTCATCGTCATCATGGATGACAGCAATCAAGTTGTTATCAATGGTACCTGCCATGCAGTCTTGTGCTGCATGCCATCCCTCATGTCTCAACACAGAGATGAAATGATTGGTGTTACCCATCCAGTCTTGATTGAGGAAGAAGTCATTACCCACAGTATAGTAGGCACCTCTATGGTTGACAGGGAAGTAACGTGAGTCAGCAAGGTAGACATTCACCCCTGCACGCTCTAATTCAGTAAAGAGTTGATTTCCCTCTTTCTCCACAATACTGAAGTTCACATTGGGATAGAACTTCTGTAGTTCTTCCACGGAGTTAATCTTAATAACACCATCATCACATTCTCTGGTGAGCATGCAACCTAAAGAATGATAGGTTTTGTACTCATTTTCTTTTAATGGATCGTTTTCTGCGAGGACTGCGGGTGGCACTAGGAGTGCCAGACTTACGGCGAGTGCTCTTAACAATTTCAAAGTCATGCGCTTTCTTCATAGGTTGAGTTCGGACATATTTTGCCTTCTTAGTCCACCCGCGTTCACGAGCAAACTGAACGAAGAGTTTCTTTCCTTTGGCAGCAAAGTCTTTCTTTGCATAGGAGAAGTAGAACCATGAGAGATTGTTCTCATATTTGTAAGTGACTTCGTATTTGGGCATAATAAAAGGGGCTTTCGCCCCTGTACTTTAGGCTAGTTGGGCAGGTGGTGCAAATAGTGAAACTTCATCATTCCACCATGTCTCAAATTCTGATCTAAGGTACTCAGCATCGAGCTTATAGTGCTCATCACCTGTTTTCTTATACTCAGAAATGAGTTGTTGCATCTGACGGTTTAGATCTGTGGATGTAATATCCATAATCAATTCCTCCAACTGTTGTTTTGTACTGACGACCCGTCTAGGTGCCTGGTTGTTGTTCTTCAAAATAGGATAACCTTTCAGATAATGAATCAATTATAACGCGTTCTGAACGTAAATCATCTTCTAGTCTAGAGACGCGAAGCATAAGTTGCTGAATCATCAGTTCAGCTGATAGTTCCTCCCCATAAGCTGTGACAAACTTTGTACTCATTTGATTTAGGCAATGATGGAATTATTTAATATCTCAAAACAAACAGAGTTGAATCTACCCTGGACATTCTTGAGAGTGATTTTAGTATGCCATGTGTGGACATCAACAGACTCCACAATATAATCCTTCCCAATGACAAGATGACTGGCATCATCATGTCCACCCCAGTTCTTCTGTTCTACTGACTGCCCTGTAAAGATGACAGCATCTCCTTTCTTAATCTGCATAGGGATTCTTGATTACTCCATTAGCATTATTATAACATGGTGGGTTCTCTGGATCGAGCCACCTGCAATAGTTAATATCCTCCATAGCAGTCAGCAACTGCATACGTGAATCACACTCATACATGTGAGCCCATCTCTTTGTGGATACATTATACTTCTCAATGTATCCCCTTTCAGTACCCTCTAGGAACCTATAAGGGTAGCGTTCATGAATAACACTCGCATTCTTGGAGGAGTTCTTCTTCGTCATAATCAATTTCGTAGTACGCTTCATAGAAAGTATCAAAGTCCACACCTAGATACTCCGCAAAAGATTCTAAGTCGGAAAGATAAACAGTCATTGGAGGGGAAAGAGACAACATTATTTAGTATTACATCGCAATATCTTCAATAGTTTCAATCGCACAACGGAGCTTGGAAGCGTCAATCATCCAAACACGTCCCATCTCTTGCCCTTCAGGACTCTTATCAGAGAGTTGCTTACTCACATCAAGGTGAAAGTTCTCCAATGATTCAAGGACATTACGGACAATCCTCAATCCAACTTGTGGATCTTCCTTATAAATGACTTTTAAGAGCTCCTCTGACTTCATGTTATACTTGACTTCGATCTCATCCACTTCATTGAATTTCAGTAGATCTTGTACGGTAGAGATTTCATTGAAGTCTTCCATAGGGATTTCTTTCTGAACTGATATCATCATAATCCATATCCACATTCACGTCAAATAAGTGTAACTTATCAATGGAATGGGATTGATAAGATATTATGGGTTGGCAATCATTCTCATCCCATGGCATAATGAAGGAGTTCTGATAAAAGACTATGAGTAGTTCCACTATCAATCCAGTTCAAGTGACGCCCAATGTTCGTTACATCCCTCTCAGTGATGAGGATGGTGACTTTGGTATCTTTCTAGTTCACTCAGGTAATAAAGTATATCATGCTCGTGAAGTCCATGACAGGGATGAATTTGAGAGGGTATATGAGGAACTGGCATTTGTCTATGAGCAGAAGGTATGAAGCTCCAGCTGAATGATGTCACCAGAGCCCTCCCTAATCCCCCACAAGGACAGTATGACTATACTGTTGAACGTGTATCCCCTATGGTGATTAAGGTATGGCTTAATTGCTATCGTAACTGGGACTACAAACTGGGAGAACCAAGCAAAACCATCTATTGCTTTGTCAAAGGTGATATGGTTCACGCTCCCAAGTCTAAGGATAAGATGAGGATTAAACCTCTCTGTCACATCAGTGAGTTGACAAATCAGAGTCCATACAGTACTATAGTACCTGAAGGACCAACTAATCTCTGGCATTTACAATGACTACTATCGATCGCGAACTCCATGATGACTTCATTGGACTCATTGAGGATACTGTAGAGTATTTCTGTAATGAGAACATGGTGAGTGGTGAGATGGCATGGATCATCATGCAATGCTATGCCACTGCCAAGACTGAACAATTCAAGGGGAATGTCAAGTGAGTATCACTGAGTCCATTTATCAGGCAGCAGAGGCATCAGGACTCTTAGTGGACAGGCATCACCTGCCCATTAAGTTGGGTCCTGATGTCTATGTGTTCAATGCCACCCCACTGACTGATCAATGTCATAAGTGGGGAGATTGTAAGGAAGGAAGATATTATGCTCTTACTGGAGGGCAGGAGGTTAAAATTCAACAAGGAGGTGCTTTATGAATGTGAAGGTGTTATCAGATTTACATTTAGAGTTTGAGGATTACGATCCAGGTACTGGTGATGTACTGGTATTGGCTGGTGATATTTGTGTTGCAGTGGAATATCAGAAATATGATGCCTTTTTCCGCAAGTGTGCAGAGGGATATAACAAGGTGTTCTATGTTGTGGGCAACCATGAGCACTATCATGGCAATGTAGACAATACTGTGGAGATTCTGAAGAAGAATCTACCTGAAGGAATCACTCTATTGGATGATGAATCAGAGGTTTATCGTGGAATTCTGTTTGTAGGAACCACCCTATGGACCTCTTTCTCCAATGGAAACATCAAAGATATGATTTATGCCTCTGAATCAATGAATGATTACAGGGTTATCCGTAATGGTACACGTGTATTAGAACCATTTGATACTTTGGCAAAGCATGATATCTCTTATAAGTACCTTTTGAAGACTGTGAATCGTGCTGAGTACCCTGTATTTGTCATTACTCACCATTCACCCAGTTCTCAGTCATTTAGGGAAGGATATAGGGAACCAGATGCCAAGTATGCTTACGTCAATGAATTGGAATCATTCATCAAGCAGCATCCACAAATCCAATACTGGGCACATGGACATATCCATGAGAGCAATGACTATAAGATCAGGCAGTGTAGAGTCATCAGCAATCCCAAGGGATATAATGAACCCTGTAACAACAAGGACTTTCGATCAGATGTCCTTATCACTATTGACAGGGCTCAGCCATTGCCCCTATAATAAAGGGAGATAAGAAAAGGAGAAACCTATGAAGGACCTAGCCACCTACGTTGTTCACAGTCACAATGAAACTCTTGCTCAATGTGCAGAGTGGTCATTGAATGGAGAATATTTCACCTATCGCCCTTACACTCCACTTCTCCAATCACGTAATGCTTACCTCAATCAGGTAATGCATTATCGTTCACACCAACAGGAGTATTGATCATGAACCGCACCAACTTCCTCACCATGAGAGAACAACTCATGGAAAACATCGGCACTATTGTTGATGATTTTTACACCGGTCCAGTTGATGAGAACGGACGCCCGATTGGTATCAAGGTGGTCAACAGAGATGAACTTGTCACCAAACTATGTGATATGGTTTGTGAGACCATGGACCCCGCTGGATTGGAGTAACATTATGAATGACAACATCTCTGGGACTTACAGTGAGGAGGATTGGCGACGTATCAAGTTAGCTGTAGAATCCTATGTAATCTCCAAAGAGAGTGTTTTTGGTATCAGCAAGCAGCAAGCTGAGGAACTGGAGAACTTCAGTGCAATTGCTGCAGACATTGACGTTTTTATCTTACCACCCAATGAGTAATCAAACCCTTGACTATGATGGAGACTTTGAAGACTTGGAATCTGACTTCTGGGAATTCTGGGAAGACATCAAGCAATATGCTAAGGATACTGGACTTCCACTCTCCTATGTGGAAGACGAGTTCGTTGTCCTAGGGGAGTTCACTCCAGTCTATTATCAGACTTGACATTTCACTCCCCATTTGATACAATATACTATTCAGGAGAACTAATGACTAAGGCACCACACCTCACTCAATTTGAAGAGATTCAACTGATTCGTCAGTTGCGTGATAGTGAGAAGGGAACCAGGCGCCATAAGAGGGCACTGGACATTCTTGTGGAGAAGAATCTAGGATTGATTCATAAGGTTGTTGGGAAGTTTCCAATGAGGAACGCTAATTGCAGCTATGACGATCTCTTTCAGGAGGGCGTGGCTGGATTGATTCATGGGATTGAGAAGTTTGATGTTACCCGTGGATATAGGATGTCCACTTACGTCTATCGCTGGATTCAAGCTTATGTTCAACGCTACTTCCAGAATCATGGAAGGACTGTACGTGTCCCAGTTTATATGTCAGACAAGCAATGTCGCCTGAACAAGGACGTAGAGGCGCTTACGCGCACGTTAGGGCGTACTCCTTCAGATGAAGAGATTGAAGAGATGATTCCTGATGCTGAATCCATTCGCTATTCAATGCTCACCAATGTCTCTCTCAATGACTTCCTCAATGATGACACTGAACGTGAATCAGTAGCATTGGGTGTGGATAAGACTGAAGAAGTAGACACCAGCATTGATGTTGATTTGATGTTGGAATCACTGAAGAAGTCTGTACCATCACGTGACTATGATATTCTAGTCTCACGTTATGGATTGGCTGGTGAACCACCTGCCACTCTGCAAGAGATTAGTGAGAGGGTTGGTGTATCACGTGCTCGTTGTCATCAAGTCTGTAAGACTCTCATTTCTCACCTTCAACGTGAATATGCAGGAGTATCCCAATGATTGAAGACGTCACTCACAAGTCTGAGGAATGGGAGAAGTTCTGGGCATCAGCAGATGATGCCTTTTGGTTGAAATACTATGATGAGGTAGCACCTTACATTGATGCTGACATTTTAGACTATCTGGATGAGGTTTACAATGTCATTGGTGATGAGGATGTACCTGAATCCTATTTCATGGATGCTGGTAAGATGTATTGCAGAAGACATTCTCCTCACCTTGTATCAAATGATCGTTGACAAGCCCCCTATGGGGCTTTATGATAGGGTATAGTCCAAAGAGGAAAATTATGAACGTTTTGGTTTCTGGTGTAGTTCACTCACTCGATCCTATTTTCAATCCAGTAGCTTACGCAAAGGCAACTTTCGTCACCACTGAAGGATTGGAGGTATCAGCAGAAGGGAAGCAATTGAAGTTCTTCTTCAATGAGCCATTTAAGACTGATTCATTGGATAGTCTTCTCCCTACTCTGATTGAGAGTGCATCAAATGTAGAATGGAATCTCACTATTGCTGGGAGTTCATTCTGATGGCAATCAACCCCATCACCTATCAGGTGACGATCTTCTTGCTGATGGCATTTATTATCATAAGGGAATCTGCCCCACCCCCACCAAGGGGATAAGTAGAACTAATCAATCAACCCTTGACACCAGCCAGCATCTGCCCTATTATAAAGATATGGAAAGGGAGGAAACCCAAATGACTATTATCAACAACGTCAATGACTGGATGAATCAGCTGGCTGAGGCGATTCGTGAGGGAGATCATGATATGGTAACCAAGTTGGATGATATCTCCTATCAGTGGATTCAACCCTCTGAGGAGCGTGGAGCACAATCCAACCTGATTGAAGCAGTCTATGAGGTAATGGACCTGTTAGAATCATGATGTTTCCCATTTTATTCATTCTTGTGTTAATCTGGCTATTCCTATGGCTATGACTATGACTAATCCACTGAATCAAGAAGAGCTGGAAGCTCTGCATTATGCTTGTGCTGATGCTGCCACTTGTTGGCGTTATCGTCGTCAATCCATTCAGGCAGGTGAGGATCGCTTTGCTCATTATACTGAGGAAGAATGCACTCAGAATATGAAGGCGTTTAATGAACTTCATGATCGTCTGTATTGGTTAGTGGAGGCATTTCATCAGGATTGAGAGATGACTGTATTATTTGCCTTTTCATTATTTGCTCTCACTGCTGGGGCGTGGTATCACTGGCATGAAGAGTGGTCGCCACCCCAGAAGTGAACCAATGCTACAACTGTGTCTAGGGGGTTGACTTGCCTGCCAGAATCCGTTATGATGAAGGGGAATCAGAAATGGAGTCGTTATGACTATTAAGATGTTCTTTCAAATCAATGCCCTAGAAATCATTGAGGATTTGAATCGTGAACTGATGGAAGAGCGTATCATCAAGTTCTGGCGCAAGGTTGGTTCTCATCTCACCCTGCGTGAGTTGATGGAAAAGTATTGGACTGATACCAAGGCTGAGTTTGCAGTTGATTTGGGTGTCACCTTTGGTAAGGTGTTTGAGTTGTATCTGCCATTCAAGTTGGCGGAGGCAGGATTTGATATTGAACCTCTATTTTCCTCAGCAGGAGATATGAAGGAAGGAGATGATAAGTATTGGGAACTGAAGACTGGGCGTGGTAAGTTCATTCAGGGAACCACCCATTCACCCAAGGAGAAGGCAGAGATGAATCTGGTTCAAGTTCTATGGGATTGTCGTTGGGACACCCCATTGGATGAACTGGGTGATGAGTTTATCTCTTCACTGAATGTTTGTGTCTTTGAGGGTATCAGGGTGGATTCAGTGGGTGAGCACTCTAATAATAATTCTCGTACCACTATGAAGTTCACTGCTGATAAGTTTGATATTTGTCAGGATGCTTGTGTGATTGGTTCAGTGAAGCGTAATCGTAAGAATGTTGGATTTATCAAGGAATCTGTGTTAGGATAATAGGATGAATATCAATCAAATTTACAATCAATCCTGCATCACTGGTATGCAGGAGATGGATGAGGAGTCAGTGGATTTGGTGGTGACTTCACCACCCTATGATGACTTGCGTACCTATAATGACAGTAGCAAGTGGGACTTCAACGTCTTCACAGAGGTAGCCACGTCCCTCCACAGAGTCCTTAAACCAGGTGGTGTGATAGTGTGGGTGGTTGGTGATGCAACCATCAAAGGAGGGGAATCTGGCAGTAGTTTCAGGCAAGCGCTCTATTTCATGGACTTAGG